GATCATGAAGTAGCTCCTACACCTACTGAAGAAAGCACTGCTGAAGATACACCAAGAACTACAACAGCTTTAGTTGGACATGTAGATACTCCTTCTACTCGTCGTCAAATTGCTCGTTGGGCATTGTTGAATGATCACTGGTATCAACACAACATAGAATATCTCTCTGGTAGTATTGATATGCGAGGAGCACCAGAAATACGAGTTGGTTATCGCTTAGATCTAGCAGATAGAAATCTATCTTTCTATGTTGAAGGAGTTACTCACAACTGGACTTATGGGAAGGATATGACCACTACATTACATGTAACTAGAGGTCAGCCGAACAATCCATATCCTGGATATGTGATGCCTTATATTAGTGGCTTTGATCCAACCGAAACACAGAGACAAACAGCTTCTCGTCTAGGTACATACTTTATTGTTCCAGATCCAATCTCAGTTAGAAGAGCTACAAAAATTGAACGTAGACGTACTGATGATACACAAAGGTTTGTACGTAGAGCTACTACTGATATCAATGAAATTGATATGCCTAATGAAAGTGGTTCGTTGTCTGAGCGTTATAATGAGCAAATACTTCCAGCAGTGTCTATAAATATTCCTCTTGACATGGAACAAGCATTACAGCGTGAACAAGAAACACTTGGATTGCGTGGACAAGGTGCGTCTACGTCATCAGTACAAACCAATCCTATTGGAGGTGTTTCGGATGATGTAGTGTCCGAACTTTTCCCAACCTTGGATGATTTATGAACGAGCGTATAGTAAATAACTTAGGAAATCCAGTACAGCAAAGTATGACTGTACGTCCCGAAGATTATGTAGGGTTGAACCTAACTCGCATGATGCTTGGTATTGTGCTGGATGTTTATCCGGCAGATGATGAAAGAAATCGTTCATCTTTTCAACGAGAAGATAGAAGAGGCTATTTACATACTTGCACAGTGCTAGTAGTACAAGATGGACGAGGCACGTATTTTCCTTTAGAAAATGTAGTTATACCTCCTGATGCTCCAAGTGGTCTTGATGATTACTACGAGCGTTTACCTCGTGGTTGTACTGGTTTGGTAACTGGAGAGAATTGGAACAATCAACTAAATCATATTAATCCATATGATTTAGACGGAGACTGGTGTGTAGTAGGCTTTCTTGGTGGGTCCGTTGATCAGCCTTTTGTAGTTCGTTGGTGGCCTCATGCTAGAAACTGTTTTGATCCTGCTACTAGCGGTACTACAAATCCAAACGCGCCTGGACAAGGCAAGACTTTAGACCAATCAGGTAGATACTTTCATAGAATAAATGGTGTGGAGTTTGTTGTTACTAAGTTGGGACATGTATATGTTTCTACTTATAGAGCTAATTCAAATTTGCGTTTTGGCAATGATCTTGCCCCTGTAGAAGGTAGATTTCCTCGCACACTCCAAGATTCCGATGGAGGTAGTTTCAAGCTTTGGATAAAGCCTTCCCAAAGCTTTGAATTAGATTTCAACCGACCAGAAGATGGAATGGGTGTTTTAGACGTCGCAGATTCAGAATTACCTCAAACAAATCCAAGTCAAAGTGGTTCTTCATCACGCGCTAGCAAAGACAATACTTACGTTTTGATAGAACAAGATCGTATTGATATTACAGTTCCTGAAGAAATAAAGCTAGTAAGTAAGCAGAGATTCTTGCTTGAAAGTGAAGAAGATACTACAATTACAATTGGTGGCGATGGCAGTATCTCTACTGGTGGTAGTTTAAGCATATCCGCAGATCGAGATTTAGACATAGATATTACGGGACAAACATCTATAACTGCTAATACAACCTTAGATGTACAGACCGTAGGACAAGCCACTATAAATAGTCAAGCGACACTAACACTGAGTTCTGTAGGAGTATTAAGTCTAGCCGGCTCTCAGGTGTCAATTGGTTCGGGCGGTAGCTCAGGAGGTCCAGGATCAATAAGTGTCACTGACACAGGCGTAAACTTAGGAACAGGCAGTTTGGGCGGTGCTGTCGGTGGCGATGGTTTGAGAGCGGCGGTAATAGCATTCGCTGCTGCTGTAGCAGCGGCTCAAAGTTTAGCTACGGTAGAGACGGCATATGCTACTGCGCTAACCAATGCTGCCAATGCGTTAGTAACTGCTATAGAAGCAGCTATATCTAGTACAACAAGGGTAGGTTAATGCCTTTCGATAAATCCAGTTTAAATCTCGGTGTCTCGCTCAATAACACGGTTACTCGTGTTACAGATGAGCAACGAGCACAAGCAGTACAAGGTGCACAACTAACAGAGTTAGTGCAATCGCTGTATTCTCTCTTGTTGTATGACACCGTTGCAGATGCGACACTAATATCGCCAGGATTAGACCCAGCTAATCGTACTAATGCTGCTGAATATTTCTTTAGGGTACCTCCTAAACTACATGAGTTTTCAGAACCATTTGCGACTACCATACAAGGTACTCAAGATGGTGGTAAATACGTTGAGTCTTATGGCTCCATCATTAAATCTATTCGTCTGTCGGGAACTACAGGTCTTAGACCAAATAAGTCTAGTTCTCCGGTTATTCCCTTATTAGGTGTTACTGAACAACAGCTTTCAACTTTGATTGGAAATGGATTGAATAACAGTGTTCGTCGTATTCCTGTTGATGAGAAGACAGGATATGACGACATTTTATTTTTGCGTAATTTATTCCGACGCTACTCAGACTTGAAATCATCAGATGATTTATCAGGTCGTGTTGTAATGCTGTGGCGTAACATAAAGGATGGTGATTATTGGGTTGTAGAACCTGAAGATTTTAGGTTAGTTCAAAACTCCAGTTCTCCATTAACGTATGAGTATAATATTTCTTTGAAGACTCTTGCTCGTTTTGATTTTGCTTATGCTATCCCTCCTGATCCGCTCGAATCAGCAAGGTCTACTCAGAGATTGTTAGCTCGCTTACAAGAATATGGCCAGAACATTTTGAACATCTTCTTGACGATTTCTACGCAAATCAACAGAGCACAAGGCTTTGCTACGTTTGTTTCCAACACTGTTTTGGCTCCAATGTTAAATGTAGTCAATGGATTAAATGCTGTTAAGACTTCAGCATTTGGTGTGGTGCGTGGACTACGTACTCAAGTGCTAACTCTAAGAGACAATGTTGATTCTGCGATAGAGCAACTAATCCAATCAGAAACATTCGAGATACAAGATCCTGTGATTAGATCTTTGCGAAGAACAAAGATTATATGTGCTCGCATACTCTCAGAGCCTGTTGCTGCTGAGTCCAGCATTAGTGATGCCAATCTATTGATTAATAGATATGCAGCTGCTTATGAAACACCTGGCACACTAACTACACCACGTAGAACACCCGAAGCTTCTTCAACCTATATCGGAAACGAAGCTATTACTAGTTCTGTAGGCAGTGCGGTAGTTGGTCCTGGAGAAGATATAAGAGACTTAGCAGCACGTTTATTAGGTGATCCTAGTCGTTGGAGAATCCTTGTAGTGTTGAATAGACTTAGATCGCCATTTATTTCTGCTACAGGAGGACCTGGCATTTTAGCACCAGGAGATACAATTCTGTTCCCAATCTCAGCTACAGGTTCTGAAAGCTCAGCTGTAGGAACACAGAATCCAACAGATGATCAATATCAAGGTCCTGATGATCCTGTTGTTCGCGCGTATGGACGCGATTTAATGCTGCAATCTAAGTTTATCGGTGGGACAGAGCTAACTGATATTGTATTGAGTCAAGGTGGTGATTTGGCCACAATTCAAGGTGTTAAGAACGTTGAACAAGCAATAAAACTAAAGTTCATGACTGAACGCGGTGAACTAGCTGCTCATCCAAAGTATGGTTCAAAGTATCCTGTTGGTAAAAAGGCTACTCCAAGTTCATTCAATGAGCTAAGAATAAACACTTTGAGTACATTAACCAGCGATAATCGTGTTGAAAATGTTCGTGATTTGCGTTTCATAGCAGTCGGAGATAAACTAGCGGCTAAGGTAGAAATTGAGCTAGCAAATTCTCGTGACATTCTTTCTACCAGTTTAGCATTACGTAGGTTCTAATCATGAGAAGAAAATCTAAATATACACTGAATGAGAATGCTTTTGAGAAGTTGGATGATACCGATTCTACACTTGTGGAAATCCTAAAGGGTACGCCTTGTCTCTCTAGAAAGTGGGAGGGTATCTGAATGGCTTTCACTCCGAGGACGTTCGAGCAGATTTTGAATGACATGATTGCATATGTGCAATCAAGAACCACTATTAGTGACTATAATGTTGGTTCTGTTATTCGTACCATTCTAGAAGCAGCAGCACTGGAAGATGATGAACAATACTTCCAAATGGTCCAGCTTCTGGATTTGTTTTCATTTACTACAGCGTCAGGAGAAGACCTTGATAGAAGATTGGCTGATTTTGGATTAACTAGACGAGCTGCAATACCTGCTACAGCACGAGGTAAATTTGTAGACAACAACCTCATAAGGACACGAGCAGCTTCAGATGCTCCAGCTGGTGCATTTACTGTAACAGGTTTTGATACAACTAGATTTCCAACTTCAGGCTATCCATACACTATTAGGATCGGAGAAGGAACTCCAAGACTACAGAATTTAATTGTATCTAACAACAATACAGCTACTATGGTACTAACGCTGTCTTCAGCGTTAACATTTGATGTGTTTGTTGGAGACAGGATAGCTTTTGTAACTGGAGGTACTTTATCGGCACCAACTCCTCCTAGCTCCCAATCTCGTGTGATAAATATAGGTACACAAGTACAAGCACCGCCTACAGTAACTGAAGCGGCTAGAATTTATTCTACAACTGAACCTGCTTTCATTCTTCAAGGTAACTATGAATCTAATGAAGTTACTATAAAATGCACTTCATCTGGAACAGCAGGAAATGTTGGTACAAATAGAATCAATCAATTCCCAGGTTCTCCTCCTTTTATTGGCGCAGCTTTCTATAATACTTCACCAGCTTCTGGTGGATTAGATCGTGAAACAGACTCTGAATTTAGAACACGCGCGCTAAATCAGCTTCAATCTTTGTCTCGTGGTACTCCATTAGCTTTGAAGTCTGAAGCTATAGGTGTTCTTGATCCGGTTACACAAACTCGTGTTATTTCTTCCAATATAGTTGAAGATTTTGTTGAGGACGAAGTCTTCTTGTATGTTGATGATGGAACTGGATCAGTCGCACGCACCAAAGTTTTGCCTGCTGATTCTATCGGAGCTGTTACTGCTGGTGCAGTTACAGTAACTCCTGTTGACATATCTGATTGGCCTAACACAGGTTGGATATTGATCGAAACTGATGGTGTAAATCCTGCGGAGTTAGTTCAATACACAACAAAGGTTGGAACTGTACTTGGCTTAGCTACTCCATTAGTTTATGCTCATAACAGCGGATCTATTATTAACTTTGTAGACATAGTGAGTGCTTCAGCAGAAGCTACACAAAGAAGATTTAAGCTTACCAATTTTCCTAGTGTAAGAAATAGTGAAAGAATTTTCATTAAACCTCCCGCAGGTGTATGGACATTGCTTACAAGAGATGTAGATTACGTCATTAATAGAGGAACTGGAGAATTCCAACTAACTGATGTTGGAGGTGTAGTTTCTGGAACACAAGTAGTAGCTCACTATACCTACTACACTAATTTGATTGCTGAAGTGCAAAAGGTTCTTGAGGGCGATCCTGACGACCCAGTTAATTATCCAGGAGTAAAAGCATCTGGAATATTCTTATCTGTTGAACAGCCAATCATTAAAAGAATTACTGTTGTGGCAAGCATAACAGCCAAAGACGGGTTTAGTGAAGGTGATCTTGCGCCGTTAGTACAACGTGCTATTGAATCATATATTTCTTCATTACGTATCGGTCAAGACGTGATTGTGTCAAAGATAATTGACTCAGCTTTTACTGTCACTGGTTTAGCAGATATTAGAATAGTTACACCTTCATCAAATGTTGTGGTTCTAGAAAGTGAATTACCTATGCCATTTGATGCAAGCGGCAACTCGTTAGTTCAGGTAATCTGATGATTATTCCTACAACCCAAAGCGACATAGGCGAAGTAAGAGATCAGTTATCTCTTGATCGTGCTGATGGTAAGTACCTAAATGTTGTTACTTCAAACCTAGGTTTACAAAGACCTCCGTTTGGATTCAATGATGCAACATGGCGTGCTATTGCACGTGTACTTGGCATTCAATACAAGCAGATCAAGCATAAGTTTGAAGCAGTTTTAGCTATCATATTGGGACCAAAAATTACACAATGCGGAGCATTGGCTCAAGATGCTTTAGCTGGTTCTAAGTACGCAGTGCTTGTAGACACTGAGCAGTTTCCGCAAGTCGGAACTATGGTTATAGATGAAGGATTGGCTACTGAAGAATCCGTTCAGTATAACTTTATTGATAGACACTCAAACGTAGTTTACTTTGATACACCTCTTAAGTTTAATCATACTGCTGTAGGTCAAACGTGGGAAAGTGGAGTTATTTCTGATTTCGCGCCAGGCGCGTCATTTCTGAACGTGTTCGATGCGTCAGGATTCAAAGATCCATCCTTAGGTCAATATACGATTTGTATCGGTAGAGGAACTCAGTACGAAATGGCGGGTCCATTGAGTAGCTTGAATTTGGACGCTCGTAAACTTGGAGTTCCTTTTCCTCCGCTCGGCGGCACTGGTGCTAGTTCTGCTGCTGGAATTCAGCTGCGGATGACATTTGGTCCTTCACAAGTAAACACCTATTACCTAACATTTGATGATGTAACTAAGTTAAAGCTCGAAAACGGATGGTTACAAAGCGGAGCATTATCAACGGTATATACCGCAACTGCGGGTACAACAACTTCAGTAACTGTAGCAGGTCCTATTGCTGAAAGTCGTTATGGTGGATTTTGGATTAGATTCACTGGAAACATAACTGCTGCTCTAGCTAATGCAGTAGCGTATGTCGAAGACAATACTACTACTGTGTTTACGTTTGGAAACACATTACCAACACCTCCTGTTGCTGGTGACACTTTTCATGTGTTAAATAACTTCCAATACATTCGTGTTGATAATGATAATAAATCTGTTCTAAAGCGTCGTGAGTTGCCTGATTTATTGCAGTATCCAGCGAATTGTGAATTCACAGTGCTTAATCCTACAGTTACGGTAGCTATTGCACAGGTACAGGTTAAAGGCACTGGATGGGATGTATTTCAATCAGATCCCCGTCACGTAGAAATACTGCTTCCTACAGAGTTCTTAGAAAATGATTTACGTTCAGCATCATATATAAGACAGACAGGAATGTCTGGTACGGCGTCAGCAGATGCAGTACGTAATTTTGGTGATACGGATATATCTGTTACAACTACTAATGGTATGCCATTGATAGGCGTATTGAACCATGTAGCAGCTGATCAGCGATATGCTTATTACAATCCACATGCGTGGGTAACTCAAGACGCAGATATTGGTGCAGTGCAGATAAAGGTTACAGACACTTCACAATTCTTAGCTACAGGTACGTTGAGATACGGATCATCTACTGTTTTGTATTCTGTGGTGGATGAAACAACCTTATCTACTGGACCTTTGCCTGCTGCTATTCGTGTTGCAGATTTAGTTCGTGATGAGAAGAGACTTAGATTAGCTAAAGGATTGTTGAACGCAGTAGCTGTATCAGATACTATTGATTTCTACGCCAGCTATGACTCAGGAGATATTTGGAATGTAGATGATGTATGGCCTGGTCCATATGTGTGGGATCTACTTGCTCATATTCATAAGAAAGAAACTTCTCCTGGGAATACTTCTACAGAAAGTCTATCTGGACCTACTGTGTTGAGCGTTGATCGTTTGTTAAACGCGACGGTATTTGAGTTAGATGATGCTTCTTCTTTTCCTACTGCGGTACCTTACAACGTATTAGTTGGAGAAAATAGTGGAAATATAGAAACACTAACTGTTCAACAGTTGTCTTTGAAATCTAGAACATACGAAACAACTGCTTCTATAGTTAATATTGGAGATTTATCTGTAACTCTGAACAGTTTGGCGGGACCAGTTGCACCTGCGAATGAATTTCCAAACGGCGGTCCATACAGAGTAGTGATTGAACCTTTTAGTGCTAATCAAGAGGTTCTTGAGGTTATAGGTACTTCAGGCGGTAATACATTATTGCTTAGTACCGGTGCTTCAATTTCTCATGCTATTGGTTCTCGTGTAGTATTGTTATCTGACTTAATTCGCGTAAGTCCGGCGGGCGCAGATGACCATATAGGAAAAGTGAGTTATTCAAATAGATTTGATTTGTATGCTCCTGAGACACAAACAACTGGAGCAGACATGGTTAGACCTTTGTATGACCAGGTTACCTTGGCATCGGGCGGTACCGATTTCAACGCAGATTCTGGAAGTGCTGTAATTAACTTTGGAAATGCAGTATTGAAAGCTGGTAGTCATTTAGCTGCGAGCGTGGCGGCAGGAGCAACCGTTGTGACTCTAGATAGCACTGCAAACTTTCCAACTTCAGGTTATCCGTATGTTGTTTATCTGGATGTAGGAGCGGGTCCACTAAAACAAGAAGCTCTACATGTAATCAATAATAACACTGTTACAAATCAATTGACTTTTTCTCACGGTACGGTATTTTCTCACGATGCTGGCCGCCTAGTGGAGTTTAGACCTGGACTAGAAGAAGTAATAAGCTATACTTCTAGAACTGGTGGTGTTCTTGATTTTACTCCATATTTGGAGATTGAGAATACTCACTATAAGATGGAATTCGTAGCGCCATCGGTAGGAACAGGCTACCCGCGCAGGAATGGATTCGACTTCCCACTTAGATTGCCTGTAACAGTGGAAGATCGAATACGATTTGTAATTGACCTAATACGTGCCGCAGGCGTCGAAGTGACATTTATTTCTAAGAGGTAATATGCCTAAACGACTAAAGGTACATCCTGGTGAACGAATCGACCTTGTAGATTACGTACATGGCGCGAATGAATATACACAGGAATCTCAAAAGTTTTTGCTAGAACGTGAGCTGTTAGACAGACGCTCACGTATTTTAGATGGGTTTCGTGTTCGTGTAGAAGACCAAACTGCTAATCCAGGTTTGATTACTATTTTCAACGGAAATGCAGTTGACAGAGATGGACAACTGATTAACAACGAACAAACTCCTAATGATTCACGTTCTGTTACGTTGTTAGGTGCTAATCTTAATTTCTATGTAGAAATTGAATTCATTGAAAATCCATCAGATACGGATGCACGATTCTTTTGGGATCCTACTATTCCAAATACGTCTCCAGAACCTGATGGTGCAGAATTCAGTTTGAATGCAGCTACTCGTTTGACACCAGATTGGCGTATTGTAACTCCAGTCTCAACTTCCTCTTTTGAACAAACGTCTAATCCTAATTCGATAAGAATACCAGTTGGAGTATTTCGTACTGATGGTTCCAATCGTATTTCAACCGGAGGAACTAACCCTGGTCTTGTACTAGTAAGGCCCGCTTCAGTATTAGAAGTTGATGCAGATGCTGGTGATTCTACTATTCGTGTTGTAGATTCTCGTATTTTCCCAGCTACTACTCCGTTTGATATTACAGTAGATTTTGGTGGGTCTACTCCAGAAGCTCGTACTGTTTCTGGAATTGACCGTGAAAATGGTATTCTCACATTGAGTGTAGCGCTTGCTAACTCTCACAATGCTGGAGCTATCGTTCGTGTAACAAGTGGAAACGCAGACTTGGTCCGTGAGAAAACAGATCCTAGTGACCCAGCATTGGATTCAATGCTTGCAACACCAGGTCATCCTGACCCAGCTCAACGTCTATGGCAGGCTAATGAAGTAAGAGGATCAGCTTTAATTCAATCTAAAGAGACGTTCGGTGCTAGAGATGACTTAAATATTCGCTCTTTGAAGGATCAAATAGATGCTCTGGCTGCTCAACTTCGTGAACTCAAGTTCGGTCATCCTAGACCAGAAGTTGTAAGCACTGCACCACCTGCGACATTTGCCGCACGTCCAAGGTATTTTGATCGTGCTGGTTCTGTAACTGGAGCAAGATCAAATACCGTATCTATTGGTAACGGTACAACTACTTTTGGTGATTTTAACGGAACAGATGGATCTGCTTTATTTACTTCAGCTATTGCGGCTTTGCCAGCAACTGGAGGAACTATCTATGTAAAGGCAGGTACATACAATTTTGCGTCGCCTGTATCGTTCAGTAAGCCTGTTGTTGTAGTTGGAGACCACTATGGATCTGTTATCTTAAACAGCACAAATACTTCTGGTCCAGCTATTTCTTTGACAGCTTCTACACGTTTTATTAATTGCACTGTGCAACGAGGTGGTGGAGCTGACGTAGATATAATCCACTTTGCAGGAGTTGCTACTCTTAGCTTCGATCAATGCGTATTTTCTGGGCAAATTTTGTTAGATGGTGTAAACGGAACTCTTAATGCTGAAAGGACTGTTTTTATTGGTTCTGGCAGCAGCCCTGTAGTGACTGCTACCGCTGCTGGAAATCTTTTAATCAACTCTAAATTAACTCAATGTTCTGTAACTGCTTCTGGTCCTTTCTTGGCTTGTAGTGTTAATGATGTGATCATTGACCATTGTACAGGTGTGTGTCCTGCGGTGTTGACATACACAGAAGGCAGCACTACTAACTTTCAAATAAAACATTGTACATTTACAGTAGTATCTATCATTCTAATTCCAGTTACTGCTACTGGTTTGGTTGACGGTATTTGTATTGAAAACTCTCGAATCACTTCTTCTTTAGCAGCAGGAGGCGCTGTAATAGGCATTGCTACCACTGGAGATATTCATAGAATTCAAGTAGCAAATAATTACTTCTTGCATACAGGTGGTACTACAACCGTAGGTAATCCTGGAACTATTATGGGTATTTTCAGCAATGGAAATACAACTGGTTTTAAGTTTGAAAACAATGTTGTAGAAGCAAATGCAGGATCTTTTATCATCGGTGTTTGGTTAGACCAAGACTCCTTTGTTGGAGCTAAAGCATACATAGCAGATAGTTACTTCTCAAGAACTATTGAAATGGTTCGTCTTGGAGGAGCTGTTGGAGCTTTACGTGCTGGTGATATTTCTATCATCAATTGTGTTCACGACAACTTAGGTGAACATGATAATGTATACGGTGTTCGTCTGTTCTCTAATCC